CCCCCCCCCCCCCCCCCCCCTTTTTTTTTTAATGATACGGCGACCACCGAGATCTACACACTGCATATCGTCGGCAGCGTCAGATGTGTATAAGAGACAGTCATGGACTGGGTCTGCAACCATTATGGTTCTGAAGAGAACCGTCGTGTTGCTGATGGTGCATGGGATCTGGTGAAGTATATCAAGGAGAATCCTGATGTCAACGAATGAGAAGTGGGTTGTTGTCGAGCTGCATCACGATTTCTCTGGTGTGATTGATGTACACGGCGTTTTCAGTGATGAAAGTGAAGCATATGGGTGGGCGAGAGACAGGTACTTCACTTATGACGTCAAACGTGTTCGCAAGGCACATGCAGAGGAGTGGGCGTGAAGATCTGGGTTAGCCAGGACTATGAGTCCGGTGAGTACTTCATGTATGATGAGCCAGCTGGCCCTATGGGACCTTTTGAAATCTCCAATGAGCTGTTTGAGCGCATTGAGGAAGCTGCACGAGAGTATGGTATGATTCAGGACATTCTTGACACACTCGTGTACAAGTGGAAGCACCCTGAGAGTCCGGAGATTGACTGTGGCTAAGAAGTTTAGCTGGGAGGTCGATAAGACCTCCCTTATCCTCAGAATTGAGGATGGTGACCGTAAGACTGAGTGGAAGATCCGTAAGAGCGTCGATGAGGTTAAGCTCTCATACACACTCAACGAGATGTTGAACGAAGTGTTGGGAAACCAGCCGGTCACTCATGAGGCTCGTGTAGCAGCTTGGGAAGAGCAGTCTAGCACCGCAGTCCAGGCCAACACAGAAGAGGCTTCCAGAGCCGCTCAGGCGGCTCGTGTGGCACAGTTGACGTCCACTGCCAAGTGGTATGAAGATGACGATGAGGAGAGCATGTTTGTTGCTGCTCTGCCTGACTATGATGCTGGGGAGATTTAAATGAAAACTCTTGTGCTGCTGATTGCAGCACTTGTCCTTATGAGTGGCTGCAAGGACAATAAGTGCACTGAGTATAAGAGGGGTGCAGACCACAATATCTGTGTTCAAAGGGTTGCTTCCTACATAGAGGAGTGGTCCTAATCAAGATACTTACGTTGGACATTGAAAACAGCCCCAACACAGTTCATCGTTGGCAGCTGTTTGGCAATGACACCACAACCATTCACCAGATCGTTGAGCCTTCCAGGCTCATGTCAGTGGCCTACAAGTGGCATGGCCAAGACCAGACCTATTTCATCGTCGGCCCACATTTCCGCGATATGGCTGAAAATGTCCTCCCGGTCAACACTGTTGATGGTGGTATAAAGGACCTCTTCTATGCTATGGAAGAGGCTGACGCAATTGTCACCTATAACGGTAAGAAGCATGATATTCCACGGCTGAACTCAGCGTTTATCGAGTATGGCCTTGATGTGCCCGCGCCATACCAACATATTGATCTTTACCAAACTGTGAAGCGTGTGTTCTCGTGGCCTAAGATGAGCCTTGACTATGTGGCTCAACAGCTTCTAGGCGAAGGAAAGGTCCCCCACGAGGGACACATGTTGTGGGTCAAGTGCATGGCTGGTGATCCTGAGGCATGGTGGACCATGCGCACCTACAACATCGGTGACACTGAGATCACAGAGCGTTTGTACGACCGAATCCTACCTTGGATTCCGAACCACCCAAATGTGCTTCTTTACGACGAAAACCCTGAAATCAAGGGCTGCCCGTACTGTGGTAGTGGGCGCATTCATCGGCGCGGAGAGCGCCAGTTTGCTACCGGGGTTTATCCTCGGTACCAATGCCAAGACTGCAAGGCTTGGTCTAAGGGAACTAAGAGGCTTTATGGATCAACCGTACGATAATGAAGAGCCAGCCCCGTTGTCTGAAGAGGACACCCTCAAGGCTAAGCAGAGCGCTGTGCGCTCAGTCCGTAACAAGTTCTACGGATACGCTGAGTTTGAGGATCTCATGCAGGTGGCGGAGTTGGCTCTCATTGAGACACCACAGAAGTTCCGCCGACTGGCGGAATCAGGAAACTACACAGGCGTGTGGCAGGAGTTCAGTCGCAAGTGCGCGCAGTATGCGCACAAGCAGAAGGCGGCTGCTCTTGGCTACCGCCCTGAAGATCTGTTCTTCTATAGTAAGAAGACTCTCCGCGAGATGATCCCTGTAATCATTGAATCGTGGAGCAGTGGAGACCAGTACGAATATGAGTACAGTGATCGTGCCCTGTGGATGGACATTGACCGAGCCTTGAAGGCTCTCAGTGCTTCTGATCTTCAGATCATCCGGTGGGCGTTCACTGATGATGAAGATACCGTAGCTGTCAAGCTAGGGCTCAGTGAAGGTGCTGCCTCTATGAGGGTCAGCAGGCTCCTAGACAAGATCAGAGAGAGCCTAGGTGGGGAGAACCCCACACCGCGACGTAAGAGCCTCAGCAATGCTGCTAGCCAGGCTGTGACTAGGAATCAATGGGATGGTGAGGGCTAGCTTGCTAGCCCGATGGCCATCAATCGAAGATTGAGGGACAAGAAGGATGAGTAAGGTTCTCACCGTAGGCGAGAAGGTGTACTACAGAGGCACTACAGGCTTTGCCTATACCATCGAGATGATCGATGGTGACAGTGCTGTGATCAAGGGATATGGTAACAAGTCGATTGTCAAGCTCACAGAGCTGACCAGTGTTGCCTACATCCAGTCTGAGGGTTGGTATACATTCGACAACCTTCCCGGTATGGCTTACTACGTGACGTTCGACGCGTACACCAAGGATCCCAAGCTTGTGTGGGCATTCGACTTCAACACACAGAAGGTGGATCTGAGCCCGCATCCACAGGGATTCAACCCGCTCACCGTGTTCGCTGGCTATGAGTTCAAGCCTGTCAAGTTGACCACACAGAGGATCTAATGACTAATGCAGACGAGCTGTTGCTCGAATGGGCCAGGAATGAGTTCCCCAAGTGGGCTCGTGAGAGGGTAGAACAGCACAACCATGCCGTAGGCAGGACCAAGGCACACAACGAGCGCAACCCTGACTATGCGACAGCTGTTGATCAGGCTGCAATCATCACAGCGCACACGCTGGCACATATCAAGAACTGTGGACCTCAGATCTATGCTGTTGACCATCAGTGGGAATGTGGCTGTTACAGCGAGTTCACGCGTGATGACAATTGGATGATCCACTGTCGTGTATCGTGCAAGCATGGTCTCATGACCGATATGCGCATGTCAGTAGATGCTTGGGACATGCCAGAGATTCTGCGGGAATTGTCAGAGTTGGATGCGGGAGACGGGTGTATGTACGATGACCCAGAATACAACTGGTGAGATTGAATTCGTCAACGACTGGTCAGAGCTTGAGAACGCGGTGGCTCGAATCCATGAATGCTTCTATAAGTCGGATGGCACAGCCCGTCAATACGTTGACATCTTGATCTCTTATGACGAAGAAGTTTGGGGTTGGATCGCAGCGATCAACAAGTACGTTCCTCGCCTCTTGACACAGTATGCTAGTTTGTTAGAGCTATCACTCACTCTAACGGAAGGCTGGGAACAGTATGCCTCGCTCCAACCGAAGGCAGGGCTTTACCTGCCCGATCACCGGTAAGCCGGGATACCCTACACGCCAATCCGCTGAGAAGGCTCGCAGGTGGCTCAAAGGCCATGACAAGGGCTCTTTCGTATATCAGCTGGAGACGTATGGTCCGTGTAGGTGTGGGCAATATCACCACACGACAAGTAAGCCACTAGGATTAATGGCAACAGTAACGTAGAGAGTGCCCGGAGCCTTTTGGCTCCGGGCTATTTTCATTCTCCCCTTTTCTTATCTAGTGCATCCAGGTATTCGCAAACGGTACAGATTGCATAGGGCATACCATGATCTTGTAGATCATGGCGAGTCCACCTGTTCTCATCGCGCTGATCTGCCTTGTCCCAACCCATGCGGTACTTGTGTTGCTTGCGCAGGTTGACCTCAGCTATCACAGCTGCGACTTCAGGATCCACTAGTCCACGTACCAATCCTGGTAGTCCTCGTTGAGCGGGTCGTAACCGAAGTCATCATCTTCCCACTCATCGTCACCGTCTTCATCCTCACCGTACATCTCATCCCAGCAGTCCGGGCAAGTGCCCGAGACCAGCAGTTCCCGGTCCTCAGCGGACCAGTCGGGAAAGATGTTCTGCACATGCTCATCAGACTCAAAGCGATTGAACTGCTCTTCTGTCATGGTGAACGTGGCAGTAGTGCCGCAACCGACACACGGAATCGTGTGTACTGTATACATCATTCTCTCCTTTCGTAGCGTGCCTGTCTGGCACACTCCAATGCCTACCTGTCAGTGGCAAAACAGATAGACAAAGGGCAGTGTCAGCTAGATCACTGAAATGTCGTAGATGCGACGAGCCTTGGTCAACAACAATCGGACTGTGACGTCGCGATAGGTGCCGTTGTTGATCTCGTAGGACACAGAGCTGTCACTCTGTGTGCGGTAGCTGTTCCCGTTGTCCAGGGTGACCCTGTACGCAGGATTGCCATTGATGCTGTTGTTCAGGCGTTCAAGGTGTGTTATCACACCTTCGTCAGTGTTCGACTGCATGACTACAGCTCTTCCACCGTCAGCTCACTGATCTCTTCACGAAGAGTCTCCTCAACAGCCCCCTGAACGGCACTGATACCGAGAAGCTGGTAGGTGAGAGCAGCGCTGGGAGCGCTGATCACCATGCTGGCACCCAAAGTGGCGCCAGCCAGCAACAAAGCCTGGTCACGGGACTCAGCCTTGATCTCCGTGCTGTCCGTAATGTTGTCGATGGTCAGCGTGATGCGGAAAGTGCTCATAATCTTCTCTCCTTGTCTTATCTGCCAGTCTGGCAGACACCAGGGCACACACAGTGTGCATACCCCAGAATCGGTCAGATCATACGGCTTTCATACCAGCCGCACTCTTCACACCTTCGCACTTGCCATAACCGGTTTGACACCTGAGTCCACTTGGACCAAGTGTGTATATGCTTAGGCTTACGCCTTTTCCGGTTCCACATCAGATTGCCAGCGTGACGTCCACGATGACGTGCTTGCTGAAGTTGTGCATGGCCTGAGCAGCATCATCCGCGTTCTCAGCGAAAGACATCACCTCACCGGCCAGGCTCATGCCCACCAGCAACGCCGCGTGCGCGACGGAACCAGCATAGGCCTGCGTGTTGAACACAGTAGTGCCACCGTCCACGAAGTACATGTGAACGTTGTACAGGTGCGTGTCCACTGAGACGTCTGCACACTGCGGAAGTTCAGTCTCGAACATCATTCTCTCCTTTGTTGTTAGACGACTGATGTCATCTCTAAGCTACAGGGACTTTCGCCCCTGTAGCAAAGGCTAGCTACCAGTCGTTGTTCGCACGATCTTCGCCGCAACTGTCGCAGGTGCACCCATCGTCAGCCTGGCTGGCCTTCAGCTGCTCGTCCGTCTCCGAGATGAAGATCTCGGCCCATGCCTTGGCATGGGCCTCGTTGAGACGCTTCTGAGCAATCTTTCGGGCAGCGGCGATAGCCGCCCGTGGAACTGCCATAACCTCAGCGTACGCCTTGTTAGCGCGGTCATACCGCACGGTGTAGTGCAGGGTGTAGCCCTCGTTGAGAGCCTGCTGGTAGACACTGTCAGCCTCGCTGTAGGCAGCGTCCATCAGGACCCTGTAGGGCTGCATGACTGCGTCGTACTTCCCCTCAGCGGTCCGCTGGTTGTTGCAGAAGGTGTTGTAGCCGTTGGTCGTGAGCAGCTGGGAGGCTGCCCAATACCAGTCCCAGTCCTCAGCCTGAGAAACGGCCAGTTCAACCGTCACCTCAACCGACTCCGGGAACCGCTCGTTGAAGCGCTCGCGGTACTCGTCACAGGGGTTTCCCCGCATGACAGTCTCTCGTGTTAGCACACGAGAGGTCTTGACTTCACTCATTGCGATCACTCTCCTTGAGTTTGTTGTAGACCACTAGCGTGATCTCTACAGAGCACATGCTTACGCATGTGCCCCATAGGCTACCTGCTAGTAGCTGAACGTGCCGTTGCCGATGCCCTCCTTCAGTTGCTCCTTGTCCGTGTCGGACAGGGCCTTCCACTCCTCACTGAAGGCCTTCAGGGTTTCCCCCGGACCTCGGAAGTAGTCAGCCACCTGCTTGAGCGTCGCGACAGCCATGACATGATCCTCTCTCTTGGTGCTCCCTATTGGAACACATGAAGATGGTCATGCCCGTACTGCATGACCATCAACACACGCTACAATCGGGGTTGTAGGACACGCAAGCGTGTCCGTCAGACGCTGACTTGCTTCAGCGTCATATCAGCCCTGGTAGTTGAACCAGTACTCCGCTGCCTCCCGCAGAGCCTGCTCGTGGGTCACCGGGTACGGCGGAGCCGCCAGCTTGCTGTCCAGCAGTTCACCGTTCTCGTAGGCCTGGAGAATCCAGTCCTCACCAGCCGGGTAGGTCTTGCCGACCGTTCCACCGCCGACCTTGGCCACGGACACCTTCCAGGTGCCGTACTGGCTCTCACCAGTGAGGTCAGCCTCGGACTCCGTCCGATACTCGTCGAAGTAGTCGATCATCGGTCCGAGATTGGCCGTCAGAGCAGCCAGGATGTCCTCACCAGTGATCTCTTCGCCACGGGCTTCTTTCTCGCACAGTTCACACATGTCATTCTCTCCTTGTGTAGTTCAATCAGACTTGTTCTGATTGACCACTAGCAGGCACGTTTCCGTGCCCACTCGAAGCCCTTCAGTTCGTCTCGATCACAGCGTAGACGCTGGTGATCATACCGTCACGCAGTGCTTCGCCGATTTCTTCGGCGGTTTCGTTGCCGGTGCCAGCCATAGCCAGCATGGTTGCTTCGGCCACGGCGTGGTGATCGTTGTTTGCTTCCACCCACAGCGTGTGTAGCTAGAGCGACCAGCGGATAAAGCATCGCCAGGCCATGCCACCCTCATACTACGGGGACTACAGACATGTACTGACCCACCATACCCGCCGACCACTCTTCAAGGAGAGAGAATGATCATTGACAGTTGCCATGGGGTCTGTCGTCCCACAAGCTAGGATCATCGGGCTGCACCTGTGCACGTTTTTCCCGTGCACAGTATTTGATGCCGCATCGCTCGCCTTCTGCGAGGATTTCACGGCGTAAGCCGTGCTGGTCCACACGTCGTCTCTTACACACGTAGCCGTACTAGGCATCTCCCGGACAAGTCACGTCACGCTCATATCATCGCATGATCACGGGTGGTGCTGTTCGGTTGTCCGTGCTGTTGTCTTGCAAGGAGAACACTGCCGGTCAGAGCATCGCACGTCAAGTCACAGGATGATAACGATTAAGTTCGCAGGTCAGAGGGCACAACGTGACCTGTTCGTTATGTGATCAGTACAAGGGCTGTCTCTTATACACATCTGACGCTGCCGACGATATGCAGTGTGTAGATCTCGGTGGTCGCCGTATCATTAAAAAAAAATGGGGGGGGGGGGGGGGGGGG